CCGGTAAATCGCTGCACGCTGATCGCGCCGCTGGATTCAGAAAACATATTCATCCGGGGTATGATGGTGCCGACCAGGGGCAGGACGGCGATACTGTTGGCATTGCGGGAACGGCCGTCATTAGCGGCCGCCTGCTTTGCGCCATAATATGGATTCACCAGCCACGTGCCGGATATTTTTTTGTCCCACTCCGCTATCAAATCCCGGTCACGATTCCCCATACTGGCAGCCACTTCCTCATCCGTCAACCGCTGGCCGCTGGCCCGAATCGCCAGCAGATCCCGAATCACTACCAGTTTCGCCGGCAAAATCGCCCAGGGTGTTTGTGTCACTGCCTGCAAAATTCGTGTGTATTGAAAATCACTCATCATTCACCGCCCGAAACGGACTGTTGGCAGCAATCCGCTTAATTGCCTCAACAACCTCCTGGCTCGTCATCGGCTTGCCATCCGGCCGTACAATGACCAGCCCGTGCAAGGCAAATGCCTCCATATAGGACAATCTCTGCCTCGTCTCCTCTGTCATCTCGCCGGCGGGCACAATCCCGCCTTTCGTAAATCCGTCACTCATCATTCACCGCCATATCCGCCAATCTCCGCACCCGGCGCGTAGGCCAATCGGCCATGCAGCCCGCGCCCTCTGTCAGTAATTCCCACTTGCCGCCATTGCAAAACGAAACGGCCGAATCCAGCGAAATCCGCATGGTCTGCGAAACAAACAGCGCGTGTGAAGAGAAGAAGTCGATAACGGCCGTTTCCCAACTGTCAGCATCGCCATTGACCCGCTCCGATACCCGGCTCATGGCCGCGATTTCTTTCCGTACCACTCGCCCCGCCGCCTCCTCTGCCAGCAGCCGGTAATGTGGATTCTGTGCTAATGCCGCCCGCTCCTGCTGTGGCTGCTCCCCTACCTGGTCGGCCGGCACCATATTCATCGGCGACAGGTACGTTTGCCCCTGCCCGCCCGGTAGCGGATTAGAATTCTCTTTCTCCAGGATGTCATCGGCCGATAGCCAGCCCCACTGCCGGCCGACCGCGTAGGCCTGGTAGCGGCTCAAAATATCCCCACGCAAAAGCGCATCAATCAAGAACTCGGCAAAATATTGCTGCTGCTGCAACGTGGTCATCAGCCTGGCGTGAATGGATTGCTCCCACCTGACCAGCCACGGCCGCATTGTGTGGACCACAAACGCTATGGCCTGGTGTTCGATATTTGAAAATGTGGCATGTTCCAAATCCCCAATCATGTGCGGCGGCACTCTGAGGATCCCGGCAATATCCGTCCGCTGGAATTTGCGCGTCTCCAAAAACTGAGCCTCTTCCGGAGGAACGCCTGTCGCGTGGTATTTCAGACCTTCCTCCAGGATGGCCGTCCTATGCGCCCGGTTCAGGCCGCCGTGTACCTCCGTCCACGAATCCCGCAAATGCTTGATCGCCTCATCCCCCAACACCCCCGGATGCTCCAGCACCCCGCCCGGCATGGCCCCATTGCCGAAAAATGTAGAGCCAAATTTCTCCGCAGCCAGGCCCAGGGCAATCGGCTCCCTGGACAATTCCGAAATGGCATAGCCGATCACCCCATTAAACGAAATGCCCCTCATGTGCCAGATACGCCAGCCGGGCAGCGTCACGACACGGCCGTTCTCTGTCTCGTACTTATAGAAGAGTTCCCCACCCTCGGCGCGTATCCCTCTCATCTTCCACGGCAGCAGCGGCCACAGTGCCAGAATCCGCCCCGCCCCATCGTATTCGATTTCAGCGTAGCAGTTCCCCCAGAGCAGCAAATGGACTTGCAACAGCTCCCGAAACTCAAACGATGTCAGCCAGGGATTAGGCTCATCATGCAGCAGCGGATAGAGGTGGAAATCTCTGGCCCGTTCCTTCCGTTTCCCCTGCCGCTCGTAGACAATCAGCGGCAAACTCGCCAGCGTCTCCGCCAGCACCCGGACACACGCCAGCACCGCCGAATAGGTCATTGCCGAATCCGGAGTGACGCTGATCCCCGATGCCGACCCGCGAATGATGCCCATCTCACGCCAGGGGCGAGCGTCGGTCAGGGGTAGGGCGGCAGCTTGGGGACGCTTAAACATAGACGATAAAAACCCACTCACGGCCGCGCCCCCATCACCCCGGCGACGATCAGCAATGCGCCGGGAATAATCAGGGCCAGGGGTGCATAAACCATGTATAAGCCAGTTGCCATTAAAGCCAGACCAAAGAGGGAAACGAGGTCGTGTCTATCCACAAAACAAAAGCGGCGCGGAATTCCAATCAGGAAATTCCGCGCCGCGAGTAATCTCACAACGATATTCAGTTGTCTACATTATAGTGATGTCGGCTTATGTGTCAATCTCTGCCCCTTCCTCGCCCCGTCGCACCGATAGCGTCAACGGCCGTTTGCCCATCATTTTCTTTAATTTCTTGTCCTGATCCGAACCAGTATAATACTCGAGCTCCAAAACAACCTCCCCAGACAGCGAGTTTATTTTGTAATTGACTATTTGGCCAAACTCCCTGCGCTGTACTGTTATTTCGTAAGCAGTTGCCATTTTCACCTATCCTTCCCGGCGCGTGAACACCAGCCGCCCCAATCGCATCGCCATTGACCCGAAGGCATGTTGAAGGTACTCATTACTATTTCGTGCGTCATGGACGGAAAATTCATAGTAAGCATGGCAGTCGTCGTATGATATTGTCACGCCAACGGTGTATTCGTCTACTTGCTCGCAAGCAATTTTCACCTGCCGAAAATACGCCTCCGCCTCTCTCTGTAACCTGTCAGTCAGTATAGATACCTCTTGCTGTAGCTGCACTATCATTTATCACCTATCCCTCCCCGGCGCACACAGCAGCCGGGTAATCAACCGTCGCCTGATACAAATTTGTTCCACAGTCCGCAACTCCTCCGCCAGCGCCTGCCGCCGCGCCATCAAGTATACATCAAAATCCAACGTCATGTCCGGCCCATTCACCGCTGGCTCCCCTGTTGGCTGCGACGGCCGCAAACGAATCAGATCGTCCCCGGTCATATCACCTTGATCCCCCGCTTCTCATACACCGATTCCTTGCCAGTCACCCCCGCCGCCAGCGCATCGCCGCGGGCCTCCCAGCTCAAAATCCCGGCCATCGCCGCGTCAATTTTATGCGGCGAGTCCGGCCGCTCTTTATAGATAGTATAAAGCGGCTTGCCCTCCTCATCCCGAATCGTCAGCGTCTTTTTGACCGCATTGCCGATATGCCGCGTATAGCCCGCGCTGCCATCATGCGATAAGTCGCCGGCGGTGACGGCCGTTTCAAAGGCTTTGATAGCGTAGCTCATGGCCTTTTGCCGATTTGTCCACCACTCCAAAACCTTCTTGTCACCAAACTGCCCCGCCCACTCCGCCACAATCGTCTCCCAATACGGCGGATCGCAGTACATCCGCCACACGTCCCAGGTGGCAAAGGCCAGCTCCACCGCGTCCTTGACCTCATCAGCCGGCACTTCCCAATACTCAATATTGTGCGGATGCTCCCACAATCCCAGAAGCTGCTGAAATCCCGTAGCGATTTCCGTGGCCACCAGCCCCGTGCTATCATGCCACCGCGCCCCGTCGAAGCCGAGGGTAATCATTGCCCGCTTTGGAATGATATAACCATCCCGCCCGAGCTCCTTCCACCGCCCCACATCAAACGCCCGCTCCGAGCCGCGCACCAGCATATTGAGCCACACCCGCGCCAGGTAGGAGCGGTCGGCCGTTGGATCCTGCCACTGCTCGCAAATCGTATCAATATCCGACCAGGCCGCCGCCGGCCCGCTCGCCTCCATCACCGCCGCCCGTACCCCTTCGGCCGTTTCCAAATCGTGATCGTCTGAAGCCTGGCGATGGAAGAAGAACAGCCTGCTGTCCTTAATCGCACCCCCGGCCACCTGCCGCGCATAATCCATCGTATCCTCAATGCTGCCCTCGCCCGGAGTCGGTGCCGTGGTAATCTCCAATGACCAGGCATCGGCCAGCTTCCGCTTGGGGATATTGGCCAGCATCGTGCGGTGCGCCTCTCTCAATCGTGGCAGCGTCAATCTATGAGTTTCGTCGAACACCTGGAACGTAGTCCTCGCCCCATCCCGGCTGTCCGGTGTGGTGGCCAGGCTTTCCGCCTTGCCATCCCCGCCAATTCTCATAATCCGGGCGATGCCAATATCAAAATCATCAGCCAGTTCGGAGTATTCCAGGATCGTTTTGAGTGCGCCATAGGCCAATTCATCCGATTGCTCCTCGGTGTAGGCCACCAGGGGGATATACGGATCGGTCACCCCCACCCCCACCGGCTGCCCGTCCGCATCCCACCCATCACAGCGCACCGGTCCGTCCTGGTGCAACTCAACGGCCGCGAGCCAGGCCGCAAGCTCAGTTTTGGCCGTGCCCTTGCGGAGCGAGATCCCCACCCGCTTAAACCGCCGCCGCCCCGCCTGGCGATGCCCCTGCGGAAACACCTCGTAAATCCGGTAAATCAGTGCCCGCTTCTCGTCATCCAAAACGGCCGGCTCGCCCCGTAAGTCCCCCGGCCCAAACACCAGGTAGCTCTCTATGAAGTCACACACCTGGCCGCCGAGTGATGGATAGGGCACTTTGTCGAGTTTGGGGATGATCAGGGTAGTCATGATAGGATGGTACGGGGATCATCCCCGTTGATAATCCGCGCCCGCCGCGCCCGCTTCTGTTCCCTCTTCTCCTTCGCCTCCTCAACCTGCTCAACGCTCCACTCCAGCCGCCGCCGATCCAATGGTGTCAACCCGTAGGCTTGCTGCTGAAGCCTGATCTCCGCCGCAAGTTTCGCCGTCGGCTGCCCCCAAAACTCGTTAATCAAAATAGCCAACCGGAAGAGGCCATGCTCATCTGCCCTGACATATTCCGTAGCCATCGGCGATCCCCAAACATCGCGCCACCATCGGCGCGTCATCGGATGCCAATCCAGGCCGTCTACGGATGGCAGGTACGGCGCACGCTGGCGCGGCTCAGATTCAGGCGGCAAAAGTGCCCGCGTTGACTGTTTGTTTCGCCTCTGTCGGATGGCTGGGTTTTTGGGAATTGGGCTTGGCATAGAGAATGTCCAGCTTGTACACGAAAAAATCAAAC